AATCTATAAATAGCTGCTTGCGACTTTCCCCTGAGAGAGCCTGCTGGCTCATCTTGTTGTAGCTCCAATCGGGCAGCTGTAATTGTGTAAAATAGAGGTCACGCAAGGAGTCGATTTGAAAGCGGAGGTTGTCCACGGCTTACTCCCACGTGATATATTGTGCTTGGCTGCCTTGTGGGAACTGAACAACGGAACGTGATGCGTTCATATCCTCCCCTCCATACTTGATAGCTTCGTTGGCGAATACAGCAAATAACGGTTTCGAGTTGTCGCGCAGATAGTTCCCATTGCGTGATAGTTTTTCCTCCATCTCGTAGACAAGTCCCGAGGTCTTCTCCCATATAGGAGCGTTGCGCCACATGTAAATCGCTGGAATCTTCCCTAGCGTGATAATAGAGTTTTCGATTTGCTCCCACTCTTGTGCATTTTCACTTCTCCACTTGAAATGCTGGTTTTCTGTGTAGGTGTCGAAATAATGCATCGTCTTATCTCCCACCTTACGCGTGTAAGCTACACTCATTGCAATGAGGTCTCCAAACTCATCGAAAAGGGGGTAAATCTCATCTCCCTGCATAGGGGAGAAATGTCTACAACGTACTTTTAGCGTACTTTGGCGTCCGTATTTCGTGTGTGGGCTGCTGTTTTGCGCATACCAGAGTGTCATAACCTCACAACCTGCAAAAAACATCGTCAAGCGGTCGATATTCTGGCTGTCTATGCGGTTGCGCTCGTATATTTTCTCTATAAGAGTCGCTGCTTCCTTCTGCTTGTCGTTTTCGGGGCTGTATACTCTCTTAATAGGGATGCCGCAGACCAGTTCCGCCATGCGATTTGCTGCCAACTGCTGAAAGCCGATGCCAACTCTTGTTACGTGGGTTATACCGTCATCTGTTAGGACATCGGGGTATTTGCTGCTGTCCATTACGGGGTGCAAACTTGGGTCGTATTCTTTCACGAGCTGGTTCCACGCAGGGGGGACGTACATTTTCGTTTTTAGTGCCTTGATGATGCTAGCTGCATCTGGCAAGGCGAAAATCTCTTGTAATGTCATTTTGGGGTGTTTTTGTGTCGTTTTTATCGTCCGATGGCTCTTGCTATGCGCCCGAGGTCGATAGCTTTGTAGGGGCTGTCTAGGTGGTAATCTATGGCATAGCACATAACATCTACGAACTCATCGTGGGGCTTCGAGGGAAATCCGCAGACTTCCTCTGTAAATAGTTCGTTCCACGCTCCGTCGACAAGAATAACTCTACCGCTTTCCACGGTGGGAGATGCTGCATTTAGTCGTGTTTCCTTGCTGTCGGTTGGTGGTGGCGTTTCTGTTACGTTGAGCTGCGTTGTCGTGCGCAGTTGTTGAACAACGGATTTTCCGTTTGCCTTTGGCTCTATGCGAATTGTGCTGCGTGGTGAATATCCGTGGTCGCGCACGTAGGTCGGGATGAATTTTATAAGGTCGGGGAATTTGAGATTTACCTTTTGCGCGTGGGTGATATAGAGGTCATTCCCGATTTTGCACGTAGAAATAATGCCCGTTGGGTCGTTTGTCGCTTTGTCGGTGTAGGCTGTGTCTAGGAAGAAGACGAACGCTTCGTTTCCCCTTCTTATGCGCTCAAACTCTCCGTGACTGATACGTCCGAACCATTCCTTCTTGATGATGTTTCCTCCGTCAACTGTTGGTCGTTGTTGATAGAGAGACGCAAATGTTCTGGGGCTTCGTTGTTCAACGTCTAGCAGGCGCTCCTTACTGTGTCGTTCCTCCCATAGGGCTTCTCCTATCTCTCGGGGGTCTTCGGGGTCTTCCAAATCCTCTCTGATGGCTGGAATGCGCACCACCGTCCATTTTTCTGGCTCTCGCGCAAGAAGCCTTCCCGCAAGATCGTCCTCGTGCCATCGCGTCATAATTAGACACTGCTTCGAGTTGTTGTGTAGGCGAGTGAGAAAAACGTCCGTGTACCAGTTCCAGACGTTCTCCCGATATGTTGTGCTGGCTGCTTCTAGTGCGTCTTTCACGGGGTCGTCAATGATGCCGAGGTCGGCTGGAGTACCTGTCAAGCCACCACCGACACCAACGGCACGATAAAATCCGCCAAATCCTACGGTCTCGAAGATGTCAATGTTTCGCATGTATCCTCTCTTTGCGTCCGTTGATACGTTCTGAGAATTGAGGAAAGTTCGGGGGAACACTTCGCTATACTCTTCACTGTCGATGGTGCGCTGTATGGTGCGCGAAAATCCTTGCGCTAGGGATGATGCGTAACTTGCGCCAACGACTTTCAAGCGTGGGTTGTAGCCTAGAGCCCACGCTGGGAATTTGCGCGATACTATCTCCGACTTTCCGTGCTGTGGTGGAACGAAGACCATAAGGCGCGGTGTGGGAAGTCTATTAAGCAGCAAATCTTGGCACTTTTGCGCGATGATCGTGTGGAACCACTGCCGACTGTAGTTTGGGTCGAGATAGTCCAAGAAGTCAGGAAAAGACAACACTGCCTTTCTTCTCTTGAGCTCTCGTTGTAGTGCTTCTAGTCGGTTCATCGGCTCTTATATTCTTCTATTCGTTGATTACTAAGTCTTGTAGAGTGCCTGATTAAATATATAGTTGTATTCATAAAACCTCCTTTATTTATGAAGATATTATAATATATATTTTTATATTTTAAAATATGATATTATATAAAAAATATTAATTTTATGGAGGTATTTATGGATTTAAGATTACAACAAGAGGCTTTAAGAAAAGTTGAAAATGCTTTGAATGATTTGGAAAATCAGCTTAATTTATTAAATGAGGGAGAAGATTATAATCGTTTAAAAACTGTAATTAATAAGTTGGATGATATTAAAAATAAGGTTATTAATGGTAGTGAAGTAGCAATTCAAATTGTTTTAGATGAAATGTAAATACAAAAGAGACCACTTTTGATTAAGTGGTCTTTTGTTATTTATTGAAGAATTTTTTTATTTTTAAGGCTATTTTGTCGAATATTGTTTTGTTGTGGTAGGGAATGATATTTATAGTTTGTGGTGGAGTTTGTCTTGAATCTGATACTGGTTTTTTATTTTTAAATATATCAATCGTTGTTGCTTCTTCATATATTTTATCATTTTGTTGCCATGTATTGAGAATATCTTTCTTTTCTTGTGGAGTTGCTATATATGTGTAATATAAACCAGAAATGAAGTCTTTAGTTTCTTCAGATATATTTTGTTCTTTTAATTTTTTATTTGGTAGTAGGGTAATTTGTTTTGAACAATTTTTTGCCATTTGTTTTAAATTTTTTAATATTTGATTTGGGATTTTAGAAACAAATGAGTTATCGCAATGCTTTAAAACATATAGAGTTTCATATGCTGTATTAATATATTTTGTTTCATCTATCATCTTTTGTCACCTCTTGTTTATCTTCTTTAGTATTTGTTTTGTTTTTGTTTTTTGAGAAAATATTAAATTTTGATAGTAGGTTTAATATTTTTTCAAATCTTCGACCAGTTTTTCCTTGTTCAGTAGTTATTTCTTTTATATCATCCATCGGGAATAGTGGTGGATTAGGTTCTGAATTTGGAATATCATCAAATATACTAAAGTTGTCTAAATTAATTTCGTTTGATGTTGATTCGTATGAAGGATGGATCGATGTCATATCTCTGTCTGTTGGTACTTTTTCAATAAATGAAAATAGTTTATCTGTGAATTCTTTATTATTACATATGAAGTTACCTGATGCACCATTGTTTGATATATTATTTTTATTTATTCCAGGAAGTGCTTTAATCATATCTTCATTACATAGTTTTGGAACAAAATATTTTACGAAATAATCATCTTTTGATGTATCAATATCAATTGTTAGGGCATGTCCACGGTCTCTAACCATCATAAAAATTTGATCTTCTAATGATATTATATCAGTCCATCCAACATCTAAGTCTATGGGAAATTTTTTTAATAGTTCTTCTGCTGGTTTGGTGTTTTCACCATATAGTATGATTGGGTAATTAAATTTATTTTGTTTTTCTGAAATTTTGGTAATTGAGCTTAATAATTCTTTGTTATTCATTACATACGAGTGGCACGAATGTAATAGTTCATTTATAGTTTTAGCGTCTTTTATAGAATTGTTTAGGTCGCCTAAATTGAAAGAGGTATATCCAACAAAAGTCTTTTTTACATTTTCTACAAAGTTTTTTGACATATTTGAAAAGTTCTTTTGAAATATGTCACGGCAATCAGTATTTTTATAATTTCCGATTGCTAGTTGCTCTCTTGTTTTGTTAAAAAAATCTGTTAATGATTCGTTAAC